TTGCTGAATGGCTCGCTCATTTGTCAGAGTACCCCAGCACCGCCAAATCAAAATCAATATAACGCGTTGCACCGCCGCGATTAGTTGGTGATACATCATCAGTACGCCAGCAGTATGCAACTTCATAAGCGTACAAATCAGGTCGCCAAGCTATGAAAAACGGATAAAGGTTTGTGCTTTCGATAAACGGATCAAAGTTTAATCGATACCAAGCATCCGTAATAAACTGCCACTTGTAAGACGTTGCATAGCCGCGCCTATTTATTGTGCGCCCTAACCACTGTCCATTTTCGCTTGCGCTGTTTATGTAAGTGACTTTGTTTTGCAGCGTAATCGGAGCATGACCGCCAAAAATTGGACGCGGCATAACAAGCGCAAGGCCCGCATATAATACGCCAATTTCAGCACTCGCAATATTGACAGTTAAGCGTATGCGCCTGACCACTAGATTAGTTGTTAGCAACAACATAATTGAGTTGTTTGTTGACGGTGTGAGCGTTGCTCTGTTGACAAATGATGCGCTTGTGCTTTCGCTTGTTGCAATCGTCACAGTCGCACCGGCGCTACCTAAATTATGAGCGCCTAAGCATATTGCGTTTATTACTTGATTAGAGTTTGCGCTAATAATTATATTTTGATTAGCGCCGGTTAGTCTCCAACGTTCATACGTGTTTGAGTTTGCAATGCCTTGCGCAGCGGGTAGAGAGACAACGCCATTATTGAATAGGTTATCGTATAAAATACGCGCATGAGATAACGGGTATGGCGGTGCAAGCGGGTCTTTTGGGTTAAAAACATTAGGTGCGGAAATGTTAGCCGATGCAATACGCGCAAGGTTTTTCGGTGCGGCAATTTGATTGAATTGTTTTGGTGTGAATACTTTAGGTGATGCAATATTTCGCTTGCTTACTCTGCCTAAATTATTAGGCGATGCAATACTTTGCTTACCCTCTGGATTGATAGTACCAGCCGCAGGAGTGCTTAATACAGCTTCATCAATGATTAAAACGCTCATTTACATCGGCTCGATATTCGGTATTTTTCTCGATGCAATAGCGCCTAAATTTCTAGGCACTGCGACATTTCCCGCTGCAACTCTTGAAAATGTTTTGGCTGTTGCAATATTACCGGCGGCAACCCTTGTAAATGTTTTAGCTGTTGCAAGGTTGCCAGCCGCAATTCTGTTAAATGTGTTTGCAGTTGCAATATTAGCAACCGACTCAGGAGTTAACGCTTTTGCATTTGACAAAGCGCCACCACCGACCGCGATGAATACAGTAGGCACACCGATTTCGCTAAATGTTTCTGGCGTTAATACTTTAGCGTTTGTAAATGCACCCGCTGCGACTCTATTCAGTGCATTGGGCGGTTGAATAGTAGGTATTTCAACCGGCGTAACAGTACCCGCAGCCGCTGTACTTAAACTTGCATCATCAATTAGGTTTATCATTTTATAACCTTATTTTTTAATATCTCAATATTAACATCATTAATCAGTTTAGATAATTGCGCCTTGCTAAACTTTGAGCCTTTAAGTTTTATTCGCAATGTTTTTGATTCTTGTCTTTCATTATACACTATCTCGCTCCGATCATAACCGGTACACCATCGCCTATCTGCTCATTTATCTGGCCAATTAAAGTCCGCACTTGTTCAGCACTAAAGTTTGAGCCTTGAAGATTGATGCTAACATTGCGAGACGGTGCAGGCTGTGCTTGCTCTTGCGTTCTAATTGCAGGTAATCCACTGCTAAATGATGATGCACCGCCGCCTCCACCACCAAATTGTGATTGATTGATTTGTCTTATTTGCACCGCTGTTTGAATTGCAGCAGCCGCTCCAAATGCCGCGCCGACTATCGGCCCTCCCACTTTATTACCGGCTTTAATTGCGCCCTGTACGGCTGCAAAACCGTCAACAATAGCGCCAGCCTTTGCCGCCATTTTACCAATCTTGAACAGCTTACGGCTGCCAGTATTCATCAGGCTAGCTAGGTTGTTAAATGCACCACCTACGGCTCGTATTTTTCCTTGTTGCTCTGCAAATGCTATTTCTTCTCTTTCTTTTGCCGCATCTCTTTCGATTCTTGTTAACTCTTCTTCGCTTAATCCTTTTAATAGCGCTCTCTGTTCTTCTGCGTCTGCTATTATTCTATTCTTAGCATCTTCAAAGCCGCCGATTCTTTCTAGCTCTACCTCGTTTAAAGCCTCTATCAATGCAAGCCGTTCATCCTCTTGCTCTTGTATTAATTCCAGTTTGCTTTTACCTAATTGTCTCAACTGTTCAAGCGCCGCATCATTAACGCCTGTTCTTTCTGCGCCGACTTCTTCACCACCTTCATCGACTTCGATTGTCGGCTTAACTACAATTGGTTTTTCAAGAGAAGCGCGTACACCCTCAGCCCAAGCTGTTACTTTATCGCCCATTGGTTCAGCGTTTGCCGCGTCTGAAATATCTTTAGTTAACTGTACAATCGCCGCATCTGCATTGTTTACTGCAGTTTCAAAAAATTCAAAGCCAAGCGTTAGGTTTGGATCTAGCTTGCCAATGTCAACTTTTGGTAAGTGATTAAGCGCTCCTATTAATTCGTTAACACCTTTCATAATCGATGACAAAAACTTTTGGATCGATTCATTTGCAAGTTTAAGGTTGCCGAGAACAAACTTGCCCATCTCAGCACCGGCTAAAGACACGGCTTTATACGCTATTTCAATATTATTAAATGCGTTAGCTGTTTCCGCAATGCCTGTGCCGATACTCTCCATCACGCCGACAATGACCTTGCCCATACCGCCGGCTTCTTTAGCAGCGTTGGCAAAGTTATCAGCAAGCGCCTCAATAAACGGCGCAAGCTCAACGGTAGCTTGTTGCAACCCACCTTGTATAACCTTTTGAATACGGTTCATTGCATCGTTTGCCGCTTCGACTTTAGCCGCATCGACCTCATCAAGCGTCAAACCTAAGTCTAGCGCCTCTTGCTTAAATGCATTTAATCCCTCTTCACCGTTTGCAAGCATGTTGACAAGTTGCGCGCCTGAGCGACCTAATATTTGATACGCAAAGTTAACCCGCTGCGAGTTACTTTCAACACCCTGCAAAGCTGTTGCGACCTTGCCTAGCGCATCAGACGGACTTAGTTTTGCAAGTTCAAGCGCTGATAAACCTAGTTCATCAAATGCCTTTTTAGCTTCACCAGTGCCGCCTTGCACTTCGCCGATGTTGCGCGTTAATCGTTCAAGCGCTCTATCAAGTGTACCCGCGCTCGCGCCTGATTGTTCAGCAGCAAAGCGCAAGCCCTGTAAGTCTTGTATGGTAATATTTAATCGTGCGGAGGTTTTTGCGAGTACGTCAATTTGTTGTAATTGGCTGCGAACTAAGGCAACACCGACAGCAGCAGCAGCAGCAACACCGACAGCGGCAAACTTAGCAAACCCAGCCGCGAGTTTGCCGACACGTTTTGCGGTTTCACCAAGCTGATTGTCAACGCTTTTTAGACCGCGTTTTAGCTTTGTATCGTCTGCGGTAATCTCGACTTCTAACTGACCAAGTTTCATGCTAACTCATACCCCTGATCTAAAAGTGACTGTCTAAATTCTGCCATTTCGTCAAACTCGGTTTGGCTGAGATTGCCATACGTTTTTTCCGGCGTATGTGCATCAATGATAAGCCAGCATTCGGCGGGTGACATTCGCCAGTATTCAGACGGTGCGATGTTACATTTGACCACTATCGTCTTGTATAACATCGCCCAATCATAATTATCTAGCTCTTTTTCGCTGCCCGCACTGGCTTTTTTTTTGCACTTGTTACGGTATCAGACTGAGGGAATATCGCGCCTACAATAAGCCCACACGCATCAATAACGCCTTTAACATTATCATCATTACCGCTAAACATTTCAGTATAAACATCTTCTTGCGAAGTCTTTACGCCTGATTGTTTTAAGATAATCGAGAATAGTTTAGCAGCATGACTTAGCCGAACGTCACCTTTGCCCAGGCGATTGATAAATGAAACAAGGTTCATCTCATCTTCAATAGCGTCAATAGTAGCCATTGACATCTTAATGTTATGCTCAACGCCTTTGAATTTAATCTTAAGCGTTTTATTAATTGCTGACATTAAACAACACCCGCCGTAAACGTGACGACACCGCTTGAACTAAAAGAGGCATCGAATGTTACTAGCGCGTTCTCTTCGCCAGTTGGATTCAGCGAGTCAAAAAAGAAATCGCCGACAACGATTGAACCGTCCGGGTAAGTTAGTGAGACCGCAAATATCTGCGAATCAGTTGCAAAATAAGCGCGCACAAGCTCAAGGTTTTTAACCATACCGCTTACGCTAAACTCAACTGCTTTGCGACCTGCAACGGCTAACGCTTGCGCCCAACCGTCACTGCCATCGTCAGTAGTATCAAGGCGCTCGTTGTTCATCGTAACACCCTTGACGCGCACACCCAAAACCGTCTGACCTGCGATTGTCATTACAACGTCACGTCCAATTATTCCAATACCTGCACTCATATCAATCTACCTTTTCATAAAAAATTCTAAACCGTTGAACGCCGTGCCGACTTATGCCGTCAGGGTCGCGTAGTATCTCGCTTAACTCGCATGATATGCCGCTAATATTCCCGCCTTTTTTGCGATGTAAAAGCGAGTAAATAACATCTTGAATGTTTGATACTATTACGTTACTTGGCGATATTGACCAAGTATGTATCATAACCGTTGCATCAAATCCATTCGTTGTATCTGTGTCGTTCTGGTTGCTTGTAATCGCGTCAATAACAACGCATGGATAAACACTTTCATCATCTGTTTGCGGTAAATCATTAAACACGCAAGGTACAACATCGCCGTTACTA